ATATCCTAACATTGCAAATCAATATGTCAATCTTAATTTATCTCTTTTGAATATTCCAACTATCTTATATAGAGAGGGATATTGGTATGGAACAACAGATGAGTTAAGAAAAACAGACCCAATGCTTGCTGGCATGATTGAAAGAAATGGAACTAAATGAATAGCACTCATTTTACTTGAGAGTTCAGTTGAGTTAGGAATATTAGAGGTGTCTTTTGAAGAGGCACCTTCTTCAGATAAACTTCCCGTAATCGGAAGAGATATAAGAAAACTTGGTGCAACTATTGCATCTAAATTAGACTATAAAGCAAATAGATAATTTTAATTTTTAATGTTGATGTTGATATGCCTAAATTAGGAGAGGGTGGGTTTGGATCTAAATTTGGATACCAAATTGATAAAATGAATGAAAGTGTTGGGTTTGAAGATTCAACCCATACATATTTTGATTTAAAAGATGGAGGTAAGTATATATCGGTAACCACTTTACTGAAAAACTATGAACCTGAGTTTCAGGGTGATTTCTGAGCTTTTTATAAAGCTTTGGAGTTTTTTATAGGAGGGATCCATGGTTTAGCAATATGGGATGATATTAAGAAAACTTTGTTAAAAACAAAGAGAATTAATCGAAATCTTATTGAGAAGTTTAAAATAGATCCTGAAGAATTTAAAAATAAAGAACAGGAAATTTTAGATTCTTATAAAAAAGCTGGTGAAGATGCTAGAGAAAAAGGCACAAGAATCCATCTTGCGAAAGAATTGAGCTTTTATGATGAAAAAACTAGAGATGTCGCAAAATATGGGATTGGTGGAAAAGTTGGATGTACTAGAGGTAAATATATCTTAGATGATTATGCGGCAGTTTATCCTGAATTATTAATCAGTTGTGATTTAGATGGATTGCGGATATGTGGACAAGCAGATTTTGTATGTAAATGTGGAAATGATATCTACATATTAGATTGAAAAACTTCAAAGAAAATTGAGAAAACATCTTTCTTTGATAGGAATACTGGAAAGAACGAAAAACTAAAATTCCCACTCAATAACATAATGGCATCCAATTACTGAATTTATAGCTTGCAGTTAAGCATCTATATGTTTTTATTGCAACAAGAACACCCGGAGTTCGTATGTAAAAAATTAGCAATTGTTCAGATTGATGATGATATGAACGAAACCGTATATGAATGTGAATATTTAAAAGATGATGTCGAAAGGTTATTAAAACATTATAAAAGATCTTTAAAAACTAAAGAACAATTAGATAAAAATAAACCAATAAAATTGTAGATATGTTAAGTGATATAGCAAGTAAACGCCTTGAAATCTGTAAAGCATGTCCCTTATATAAGGAGTCAAAAACAGGAGCAATATGTGATTCTAAAAAATATATGAATCCAGAAGGCGAATGGTCTTATTTTAAGAAACCTGGATATAAAAATGGATGTGGATGTAACATTCGGTTTAAAATTCAGGGATTAACCAACAAATGTCCACATGATAAATGGTAAAACTATTTAGAAAATTAAAACATATTACTCTCGGATGATGATATTCTTTTAGAGGGATTAATTACGAATTAATGCAATCGAGATTAAATATATGTAATAGTTGTGAGTATCACAAACGAATCACAAAAAACATATATGTGTGCTCAATCTGTGGATGTTTTACAGAAAAGAAATCTAGAGTAAAAGATGAGAGTTGTTTACTTAAAAAATGATAATGTATTATGATTAATTTAAATGAAAAACTAATTAAAGAAACAGATATAATAAGTGAAGATGTTGATATTATCCCATGTAATACTGGGGTATTAATTAAGTTTTATGATAAAAATCCTTATAGAGCTTTAGAAAAAACACAGAGTGGTTTGATAGTGGGAATGGAATCTACAAAGATGTATAAGTCCAATGAAACTGGAGAAATGGAATTTAACAATGAAGTTGTTTCATGTGCAAAGGTTGTTGGAGTTGGACCTAAATGTCAGAATGTAGTAGAAGGTGATGATGTATTTGTTGTTAGACACATTGCTACACCTTGTCCTTATAGAAAAATGGGATTGTTTATTATCTCAGAGCAGAATATTATGTGTGTATTAAGGCCTCGTAAGAAAGAGTAATAATTATGGAAACAGGATATGTTTATTTTAATGCGGGTGATATTGTAACGGTAAAACACCCAATTGATAACAGACCTAAGATGCTCGTAGTTGATAAAGTGTCAAGGTCTATGGTTAATAAGGAAGGAGATAAAGAAACTACTTTTGTTGGAATTAAAACTCGTTGGTTTTCTCAGGATGGAAAACTTCAAGAGGCGATCTTCTCAACAAAAGATTTAATGCATGTATAACATGAATGAAGAATTAATGGATTTTGTTGAGTGGCTACCTAATAATTCTGAATTATTTGCAGATATGGATATTGAAGCAATTATTGCTCAAATAAACGATTTGGCTTCTTCAGATGAGGGCAAAGAAACACTTGAACAATTAACTAAACAATATAAAAGTAAAGAAATGGAACTTTTTAAGAAAGGCGGCAAATTGAATTATTTGCTTTGTTTAAAGAAAGGCGGAAAGGTTCAGGATTGTGGTTGTGGTAAGAAAATTGAAAAAGCACAAGGTGGTTCTAATGGATTAACACCACCATTTATAAAAATAATAGAACAAGGATGAGACGCTCCGCGTTATACATTTATGCACGGGGTAAATCCAGATGAAGAAAACGCTCCCTTGAATACTGTTACTTTAAATAACATGAATGACTACGATGGAATGTGGTATACAGAAGAACAAGTTGCAAATCCTTGAGATAAATGAACAAATCAAATAAATAAATCTGCAGGACTTCCTGAATTTAAAAGGGAGTTTAGAGCTCCAAATTTCAGAGTTATTATTCATCAAGATGATCTGGGAGAGATCATTCCAATACATTATCCGGCAGATTTTCTATATGAAAGTTTTGACCAAAACAAGGCAGAACAAGAACTTAATGAAAAACAGAATAAGGTTAGAACTAAAAAGAAACAAGAAGGAGGCGAAATTTCACGAAAAGACGCGTTAACTATGTTACGTACTACTGGTTCTTCTAATAAAGAATCTCGTAAAGAGTATCGTGATGCAAAAAGAGAAGCGAGACAGTCTGGTTTAAGAGGAGAAGAAATGCGCAATGCTGCTGTTAAAGCGCTTGGACCATACGGAAAACAGGTATCTCCTTATTGAGAAACAGTTGCAATGACATTTAGTAAAAAATAATGGAATTCTTTGTATTTGATGATGTTAACAACACTCTTCGAATAAACGAATATCCAATACTTCTTATAAAAGAATTTAAAGCTCTTTGAGATAAGAATAGAAATAAATGTAAGGAAGATAAATCTGGAAATGAACGATTAAGAGCGTTTAAAGAGTTTACATACATTTATTTAATGCTTGACTTTAAGAGTCCTTATTATAAATATCTCGAACAAGAGAAACATGAGGCAGCTTTATTGGATTCTGGATTAACAGAAGAAGATCTAAAAAATCCAGAATTCATAGATGCTTATAACAAATATCAGGAAATACTTGATTCTGATCCAATTCTATCTTTAATTAAAACTGCATATAGAACATTATATAAAACACAGGTTTTCTTGGACAGTATAGATTTTACTGAAATTGATGATATGGGAAAACCTTTATATAAACCAAAAGATGTTATGTTAGATATTTCCACTATTGGCAAAATGAGGATTTCATTAAAGGAATTAGAAGAACAATATAAAAATGAATTATCTTCTGATTCTAATGTACGTGGAGATGTAGAATTAGGATTTGATGAAGTATAATGGCTAAAAGGGAGATTATTAGTAGGTTATCAATGATTAAGCAAGATGAGAAAGTTAAAAAGCATCGTAAGCTTGATATGGAAACTCCGCTTGAAAAAAGAAATAAAAAACCTACTTATTCGGAAAAATATGAAGAGGAGTTGATAAGGCAGCTTTTTGCAGAAGAAGTCAAAAAGCGATTACAGGAAAAAACAGATGAAGAGGAATCCGAGTATTATGAGGATTCTTCTACAAAACATACTAAAAAGAAAGATGGGAATTGAGATGTACCTCTTGATGAGGAAATACATTATTTTGATCCAGAACTTTCTTATGAGATTACAGGTTATAGACCTATTACAATGGACCAAGGTTTAGATTTTGATCCAACACCATTTAGAGAAGCAGCACTTCATTATATGAAGAATGGAGAATATACAGCATATCCTCCAAAATCTAAACAATATAATGAATATTGGAGAGAACAAAAGAGAAGATGTGTTGAAGGTTATACTGTTGGAAAATATAGGGTTACGGGAGATCATTATTTCTTTTTGAATTTTTATACAATGAATACTGTTGATGAAGATTCTGTAAAAGCAACAACAGGTCGTATAAATGGATTTCCAAGATTTGCTGCGAAACAATATGAATTTTTCCATTATGTGGAAATGTGTGAATATCTCGGCAAGGACGTTTCGATGTTAAAAGCCCGTGGAGTAAAAGTTTGCTCCCTTTA